CCTAGCCGCCGGGCTATCGACTGCGACGCCATTGGCGACCACGTTTCCTTCCGGCTGCACGGCTGGAGCGACAGCTCATACGACGACGGCCGGGTAACTGACCACCACCACGGCCGGCTGCTCGTAGAGACGGCCGACGACATCGTCGAGGTCGATCCGCGGCCGTGGCCAATCGGGAACGTTCTCCCGTTCTGACAGACCAAACAGGACCGACCGGCGGCTGAGCCGCTGGCCGGAAGGATGGCCGGCGGAGCCGGCAGCAGCAGGGACGCAATTTATTCGCCCGCCAGCACGACGCGAAACGGGCTTTTCTCACCAGTAGCAAAGGACGCAGATCATGGGAACCGAGATCGCAGTGGTGGAATCGACGGCAATCGTCTCGCACAGGGCGGCGACGAACGCGGCGGGGCTGTGCCGCGAATTGGTCGTGAAGACGGCCATGAAGATCCAGGGCCGCCGCTACATCCAAATCGAAGGCTGGCAGGCCATCGCTAACGCATTCGGCTGCGTGGCATCTGCCCGCAACGTCGAACGTGTGGAGGACGGCTACAGGGCCATTGGCCAGGTAGTGCGTGTCTTAGACGGCAAAATTCTGGCCGAGGCCGAGGGATTCGTCGGCGACGACGAGTCGCTGTGGTCCAAGCGTCCGGTTTTCGCTCGCCGGGCTATGGCGCAGACGCGGGCCATGAGCCGGGCGTGCAGGTCCGCTTTCGGGTTTGTCGTGACGCTGATGGACGCCGGCCTGGAGACGACTCCGGCCGAGGAAATGACGCACGTTGATGCCCCTGACTCAACGGCCAAGGCCGGATGGCTGGAGCGTGTCAACACGGCAACCACCGTCGAGGAGCTTGGCACGATCGGCGACGAGGCCGACGAGGCCGTCTCCACCGGCGGTCTGAGCCCGACGCAGCGGGCGCGGCTCGACAAGCAGATCGCCATCCGCCACGAGCAGATCGCGCCGGAGGTTGCGGCCAATGGCGTGGCATGACTCGTGGACGCAGATGAAACGGAAGAAACAAGAACCCAAAGAGGAACAGCCAATGGACTGGGACGTTTTCGGTGATGACGATCAACCGGCGGCTGCCACGACGACCGGCGAGAAGATCGACCTGTCGGAGGGCGTGCACGAGCTCAAGATTGTGACGACCGCGGACAGCGAGGCCGAGTACTACCTCGAGCTGGCCCACGACGATCGACGCTACTGGTGGGTGAAGGTGCGAGCCAAGAAGGGCCAGGGCTGGGCCAAGGCTCTGATTAGGTCGCTGGCCGAGTCGCTCGGCATGGGCGCTGCGGAGTGGCTTGCCACTCCAATTGACGATCTCACCGGCCGGCGCGTCAGGGCCGAGGTCTACCACAAGGTTGACAAGAACGGCCGGCAGTGGGTGAACGTCGGCAAGTTCCTGCCGGTCGAGCAGCTTGAGCAGGAGCCCGCCGCCAGGCGGACGGCGCGGACGCCTGCCGCCAAGGTCAAGCAGGCATCGCCGGCGGTCGGGTCCGACGACATCCCATTTTGAAAGGAATCACATGGCCAAGTTCTTACGCGATTTCGAGACGACCGAGGAGGCCCGCAAGCGCCTCGCCAGCGAGGACCAGGCCGAGCCGCTGATGGTTGAGACCGACATCGGCTCGGTTCTTGAGGAGCCGGCACTGCCACCGCTGGTGATCAAGCCAGGCAGCCAACACGCGGCGGCTGCGTTCAAGGCTGGGCGCGAGGACGAGTACATCGACCGGATGCAAAGCCGCTACGGCGGCGAGTGGTGAGACAGACCGGCACGCCATTGCCGCAGGTGCTGCGTTTCACGGCACCATTGGCCGCCCAGCGGATGGGTGGCGAGTAGCCACCGCAGTCGCCGCCGACTCCACGGTAAAGCTACCGCCTGCCCCACGTCACGGGGCCAATACACGAAGGGATGAATGACATGAAACGCATTTGCAACCGCTGCAACACCAAGCGAAGCCCGCGAGTGACGCGGTGCTTGAGGTGTGGCAGCCCAGAGTTTCGCACTGAAGGGGAGAAGAAATGATTGCAGTATCTGGCCGATATGCGGCGTTCCTTGAATCGAAGCAGCAACTCGACGGCGACCACGGGTTTACGCCAGAGTTCCTGCCTGGCTGGCTCTTCGACTACCAGCGGCACCTCATCGAGTGGGCTTGCCGCAAGGGTCGCTCGGCGATCTTCGCCGACTGCGGCATGGGTAAGACGCCAATGCAGTTGGTGTGGGCTGAGAACATCCGCCAGCAAACAGGCAAGCCGGTGCTGATCGCGACCCCTCTCGCTGTCAGTTACCAAACAGTCGAAGAGGCCAAGCGGTTCGGTATCGACGCGGTGCGGTCGAGTGGCGGCAAGCCGGAAGCCGGCATCGTGGTCACGAACTACGAACGGCTGCACAACTTCGCACAGGGCGATTACGGCGGCATGGTCTGCGACGAGTCGAGCATCCTCAAGAACTTCGACGGCTCAACAAAGGCTCTCGTCACCGAGTTCATGCGTCTGATTCCGTATCGGCTGCTGTGCACTGCAACGGCCGCCCCAAACGACTACCACGAACTTGGTACGTCCAGCGAAGCCTTGGGCTATCTTGGCTATCAAGACATGCTCTCGCGGTTTTTCAAAGAGGATGTCATCAAGGACTACCTCGGCTGGGGCCGCAAAAGCTATCGCTTTCGCGGGCACGCCGAGGAACCATTCTGGCGGTGGGTTTGCTCGTGGGCGAGGGCGTGCCGCAAGCCGAGCGACCTCGGATTCGATGACGGAAAACTCGTCTTGCCGCCGCTCCGCGAACACGAGCACGTCGTGCATAGCAGCAAGACGCGGGCTGGGATGCTTTTCTCACTGCCGGCCGACACCCTGCAAGAGCAGCGCGAAGAGCGGCGAATCACGCTTGAGGACCGCTGCGAGGCGGCGGCTGGACTCGTGGCATCACACGCCGGTTCGTCCGTTGTGTGGTGCCATCTAAACGACGAGGCGGACCTACTGGAGAGGGTCATTCCAGACTGCCGTCAAGTAAGCGGGTCGCAGAGCGAAGACGAGAAAGAGGAGCTCTTGCTTGCGTTTCAGTCGGGACAACTAAAGCGGCTGGTTACCAAGCCGAAGATCGGTTGTTTCGGATTGAACTGGCAACACTGCCACAACGTCGTGACGTTCGCCTCCCACTCATGGGAGCAGTACTACCAGGCCGTGCGGCGGTGCTGGCGATTCGGTCAGACGCAGCCCGTAGATGTGCATGTCATTGCCACTGAGGGCGAAGTAGGTGTGCTCGCGAATCTGCGACGCAAGGCCAACGCCGCCGACCGCATGTTTGAGTCACTTGTTCGACACATGGGTAATGCCATGGCCGTTGATCATCGAAGGACGTTCCCCCACAACGAAAGGATTCCGTCATGGCTGTCAGCGACCAAGTAATCACAAACGAGTACGCGATTTACAACGGCGACTGCTGCGAGGTTCTCCAGAGCATCCCAGACGAGTCGGTACACCTCTCGATCTACTCGCCGCCGTTTGCGGCGGATGGGGCTGGGTGCCTGTACCACTACTCCAGTTCAGAGCGTGACCTGTCGAACTGCCGCAGTCACCAGGAGTTCTTTGACCACTATGCCTTCGTGGTGGGCGAGATCCACCGGGTGACGATGCCTGGCCGGCTGTCTGCCGTGCATTGCATGGACATTCCCAGGAAGACATCGCCTGGAGGGCTGGTCGATTTCCCGGGCGAAATCATCCGACTGCATGAGTCGCTCGGCTGGCGGTTCTGGTGCCGGCACTTTATCTGGAAGGAGCCGCTCGGCGTCCGCAATCGCACGATGGCGAAGGGGCTGGCTCACAAGCAGGTCGTGACTGACGCGAGCCTGTGCGACGTTGCCTCGGCGGATTGCCTGCTGCTTTTCCGCAAGGACGGCGACAACCCGGTTCCTGTTGCGAACCCGAACGGACTTCTGGAGTACGCGGGCGAGCGTGAGGTTCCCGCTGAGTTGCTCACGTATCGCGGGCACAAGGGCAAGCAGATCGAAAACCGCTACTCGCACTGGATTTGGCGGCAGTATGCGTCGGCTTTCTGGGACGACATCCGCCTTGAGAGAACGCTGCCGTATAAGCAGGCTCGAGAGGATGACGACGAGCGGCACATGCACCCGCTGCAGCTTGACGTGATTGAGCGAATCGTCCATCTGCGGAGCCTGCCCGGCGAGACGGTGCTCACGCCGTTCATGGGCGTCGGCAGCGAGGCTTACGGTGCCGTGCTCAACGGACGCAAGGCAATCGGCGTCGAGCTCAAGCCCGCTTACTACCGGCAGGCTGTGAAGAACTTGGAGGAAGCAGCCCAGGGACGGAAGGCCGAGGCCACCCTCTTCGACGCGGAGGCCGTGGCATGAGCGACTACTACCAAAGCGATGAAAAGAGGATTGCTGAGCTACCTCTATTCGGCTTGCTTGCGAAGTCTTTGTCTGTGGTTGTAGAGCCGGTGCAGCAGATTAAAGAAAAGGCGAGGGAGTTTCACGCGAGCAGGCAGGCTCAGGAGCACGCTCTGACGAAGTTACGAACAGGCCAAGGACTTACGAAAGTTGATTACGAACAGTCGTTCGGCGATGGCAGGCGACTAGCGCCGGCAATTGAGCAACTTCGCAATGCTCACGGCTTCTCAATTGACGGGCACGGCACAAACAAGCGGCCGTACAAACTTTGCGATGTTTCGCAGCGCCCAATCCTGGCGATGGTAACGCCCGACATGAAGGCGATTTACTACACGCTACCGCATTGGCATAAGGTCAAACAGCAACGACAAGACCACGACTCGCATCGGTGCGTCTTGTGCATCTCTGGGTCAGAACTTCGGTGCCATCATGTGTCGTACACCAAGCTGTTCAATGAGCCGATTGAAGACCTAATGACGCTGTGCGACAGGTGTCACGCAAGAGTTCACCAAGACTGCCGACTGAAGTTCCCTAGCGGAGTCTCAACCAATTATGCCCACTTGCTGGGCTGGACAGG